ATGAAGAATGTTAATGACTTCATCACAGACCCAGGAGACCAACCTTTACCACAACAACAAGGACCAGGTCCAGAAGAACAAGCTAAGCAACAAGAGATGCAACTCAAAGCAGAAGAGCTGAAGATTAAGATGCAGAAGATACAGACTGAGAGTGCACTTAAACAACAAGAGATGGAACTTGAGGCACAACTACAACAACAAGAACTAACTCTTAAAGCTCAAGAAGCCGAAGTTAATATGCAAATTAAGGCACAGGAACTAGAGCTCAAGAAAGCAGACTTAGCACTTAAGCAACAAGAATTAATATTAGAGAGGGAACAGGGAAGACCAGTAGCTATTGGTCCAACATAAGGAGAAGTAATGGGGAAAGGGAGTGAGATACAGAGAGGTCAGGACGCTGAACGTCTAATAAATGACCCTCTATATAAAGAAGCATTTGATAAGACAAAAGAATTATTAATACAGTTAATGTTACAAACTGATATTAGTGAAGAGACTGAGAGAGATAGAATTTATATGACCATTAAGTCTTTAGAGTTAGTGGAACAACATATTAAATCTGTTCTTGAAACAGGACAACTTGCCGAGAAGGGGCAGGATTATTTTAATAACTAAGAGAGGAGAAACTTATGGATTCTGTAGAGAATAACCAAGAAGTAAACACAATTCCAGAAAGAGCTGGACAAGATTCTGCTGAAGCAGCAGCAAATAAAATCCTTAATATGTGGGAATCAGATGACCAACCTACAGACGAGGAAACCAAGACTACTGTTGACGAGGAAGTAGTTGAGGAAGAAGAGTCAGTTGAAGACGAAACCGAAGAGGTCTCTGATGAAGAGCAAGCCGAAGAGGAAGTAGTAGAAGATGAAGAAACTGAAGAAGTTGACGAAGAGGAAACAGAAGAGGAAGTACCAGATACATTTAGAGTTAAGGTAGATGGTGAAGAATATGATGTTAACCTTGAAGAACTGAAGAGTGGATATCAAAGACAAGCTGACTATACTCGTAAGTCCCAGGCACTAGCCGAGCAACGAAAACAGAATGATGTAGTTCAGGATGAACGTATCAGGTTAGAGCAAGAAAGACAACTGTATGCTAATGGTTTAGAAATGCTCAGAGAGCAACAACAAGCCAAGCTATCAGAGTTTAACGAAGTAGACTGGAACACCTTGAAAGAGGAAGACCCTTATGCTTATATGCTAAAGAAAGACGAATACAGAGATGCCCAAGATAAAGTACAGAATGCTTCACAACAACAAGAGATTGTGCAGCAACAGCAAATGCAATATCAACAACAAGCTAGAGCAAGTTTCGTACAGGAACAATACTCTAAGTTAATTGAGGCACTACCTGAATGGGGTGATAAAAAATCTACGGTCAAGGCTGACATACGTAAGTATGCTACAGATGTTGGATTCCTTCCTGAAGAGATGGACCAACTAGCAGACCATAGAAGCGTTCTTATACTTAAGAAGGCTATGGAGTTTGACAAGATTGCAGACAAGATAGCACCTAAGAAAAAGAAGGTTAAGAAAGTCCCTAAGGTACAAAAGTCTGGAAGAGGTAAAGTTAAAACTGAGGCAGCTAACGATGCCATTAAGAAAAAGCGTACAAGGTTAAAGAAGTCTGGCACACAAGATGATGCCGCTTCTGTATTTTATGATATGCTATAGTATAGGTTTACTGTAGCTACAATATAAGGAAAAATAAAAATGGCTACTAACTTTAGTACATATGATGCAACAGCAATCCGTGAGGATTTGTCTGATGTGATATACGATATTAGTCCAACGGATACCCCGTTTCTATCTAGTATCGCTAAAAAGGGTAGTGTGTCTAACACGTACTTTGAATGGCAGACAGATGCTCTAGCAGCAGCTTCTAGCTCTAACAAGCACGTGGAAGGAGCAGCAGTAGGTACTGCTACTACTACCGCAACTACTCGTCTTGGAAACTATACACAGATTTCTAAGAAAGTTGTTGAGGTAACAGGCACACAAGATAAAGTAAATAACGCAGGTAAGAAGTCAGAGATGGCACACCAACTTGCTAAGGCTTCTAAAGAGCTTAAGCGAGATATGGAAACTTCTCTACTAGCAGACAACGCAGCAGCGGCAGGTAATGCCTCAACTGCTCGTGCCACACGTGGTGCTGCTAACTTCATAACAACTAATGTAACTGATGCTGGAACTTCTGGCACTCACGCTGCAATGGTTGAGGCTGATGTTACTGCAGTTGCAGAGGCTACTTGGAATGCTGGAGGCGAGCCTTCAACTATCCTATTAGGTGCAACTAATAAGAAGTTAATCACTGCAATGGCTGGTCGTGCTGACCAGACTCAGTCAGTTGTTGATAACAACAAGACTGTGTACAACGCAGTAGATGTATATGTTTCGGACTTTGGTACATTCAACATACAGTTGGATAGATACTCAGACCAAGACGTAGTATACTTCTTACAGCCTGATATGTGGAGTGTTGACTACTTACGTGATTTCCAAACAGTGGATATTGCGAAAGAAGGTGACTCTGATAAGAAGATGTTGTTAGTTGAGTATGGCTTACGCTGTGGCAACGAAGCGGCAAACGGTAAGATTAGATACACTACTGGTTAAACCACTTAGCACCCTGGGAAACTGGGGTGCTTTTATTATGAAAGCAATAATACCTATAATTGTTATAGTAACAACAATAATTACATCACTTGTAGAGGCAAACATACAACTATAATATGGCATTAAAAAATACATTAATAGAAAATATAGATGGGAGTATGACTTCTGTCTCAACTCAAGATGACAAAGAATTAAGACAAATAGCAGAAGAGAATGCTCTTCTCAGGTTCGACTCAGCAAGGAGTGGTCGCAACCAATATGATGGTGATAGTCAGTTCTCTCATAGAGTAGCAAGAATACCAATGGTTATGGTTGAGCAGATGATGAGAGAGAAAGTATGGGGCAACCAAGAAAGGATGAGAGAGTGGTTGAACAATCCAGATAACGCACCATTCAGAACAACCAAAGGAAAACTATAATGGCATTAAATACGTATACAGAAGTTAAGAGTGCAATAGCCGACTGGCTAGACAGGTCTGACTTAACAAGTAGGATACCAGACTTTATAAGATTAGCTGAGTTGCGTATATATAGAGACCTGAGAATCCCACCTATGGAGGCTGTTGTAACTATTACCTCCTCATCAACTGCAGTGGAACTACCCTCTAACTATTTAGAGATGAAGTCTATGTTAGTTCAAGGAACACCAAACAAGAATTTAAAAAGAGTTTCATATAGAGACCAAAGCAAAACAACAACATCAGGAATACCATCAACTTATGCTAGAAAAGCAAATGAAGTTATAGTTCATCCTGTACCAGATAGTAGCAAAACTTATGAGTTATATTACTGGGCAGACATAGGAAGTATAACAGATGAAGTAGATGAACAGAACTGGTTTACTGAGAATGCTCCTGATTTATTATTATATGGTGCATTACTAGAGGCATCTCCTTATTTGAAAGATGATGAAAGAGTTGCTATATGGAGAGCAGCCTTCTCAGAATCAATGAGGACTGTGCAGAATATGGCAGACAAGTCAGAGCATAGTGGTTCTGGTATAACTGTTGCCACAACTTCAGGAGTTTACTAATGCCTAAAGATTCTGGGTTTTTTTCAAATAACACAGAAGTAGATTATATACCTAGTTCAAAGGCTAATGCAGATGCTGCAGCTTTAAGTGAAACTAACGCAGCTACTTCAGAGACTAATGCTGAAGACAGTGCAACAAATGCAGCTTCTTCTGCAACTAGTGCCAGTACAAGTGCAAGCACTGCAACCACCCAGGCAAGTAATGCTTCAACCTCAGCAACTTCAGCAGCAACCAGTGCCACAGCAGCTACTACAAACGGAGCAGCCCAAGTTACACTGGCTACCACTCAAGCAAGTAATGCAGCCACAAGTGCAGCAGCAGCTCTAGTATCAGAGAACGCAGCTCAATCTTCAGAGGATGATGCAGAGACAGCACAGGTAGCAGCGGAGTTAGCAGAGACTAACGCAGAGACAGCACAAACAGCAGCCGAGACTGCAGAGACAGCAGCTGAGTCAGCAGAGACTTCAGCAATAAGTGCTAAAACTTCAGCAGAGTCAGCTCAAACATCTGCAACAGCTAGTGCAACAAGTGCTACTGCTTCAGCAGCTAGTGCAACAGCAAGTGCTTCTGGTGCTAGTTCAAGTGCAACAGATGCCCAATCAAGTGAAGATGATGCTTCAGTAAGTGAAACTAACGCAGCAACCAGTGCCACTAATGCAGCAGCAAGTGCTACAGCGGCTACTACTAATGGAGCAGCACAGGTTACATTAGCTACTACACAAGCTACTAATGCTAGTAACTCAGCTAGTGCAGCCAGTACCTCAGCATCTACAGCTACAACTAAAGCAAGTGAGGCAAGTACATCAGCTACTAATGCTGCCACTAGTGAAACTAATTCAGCTACCTCAGCTACCAGTGCAGCTACTAGTGCTACCAGTGCAGCTACTTCTGCTACTACAGCAGCTAGTTACACCCCTACTCAGACAGGACAGTCTGGTAAGTTCTTAACTACAGATGGTAGTTCTACTAGTTGGGATGCAGTAGACGCTCTACCTACTCAAACCTCACACTCAGGCAAGTTCCTAACCACAGACGGAAGTGCAGCATCTTGGGATACTGTAGATGCCCTACCTACACAGACTTCACATTCAGGTAAGTATCTAACTACCGATGGTTCAGCAGCCTCTTGGTCAACAGTAAGTTCTAATTCCACTAGTTCAGGATTGTATGAACATAGTAATTCTATTAGTTCTAATTATAGTATCAGCAGTGGGAACAATGCTCTAACGGCAGGACCTATAACAATTAATACAGGAGTCTCAGTCACAGTACCTACTGGTTCGACTTGGGTGATAGCATAATGGCAAAAGTAAAGATACAGGGAAACGCAAATGGTACTGGAACTCTAACCCTAACTGCTCCTAATACTAATTCAGATAGAACGATTACATTACCTGACGGTGATGTTACTCTAGCTGGAGGTGTCGCTGGTATTGTCAGTAATGCTGATGCTACTGCAATGACTATCGGAAGTGATGAGAACGTAACTTTCGTTGGGACTATAACTACTACCTCGGTTGACCTAGGAAACTGGACTCTAACTGAAAGTGGTGGTGTGCTTTACTTTGCCACAAGTGGTACTAACAAAATGAAACTTGATGCAAGTGGTAATTTAACTTGCGTTGGTAATGTGACAGCTTACGGAACTATGTAATGGGTCTACAGACGAGTGGTCAAATAAGTTTAAATGACATCCATATAGAGGCAGGTGGTTCTACCTCTACACTCGTAGGCATTAACGATAGTGATATTCGTGACCTTATAGGTAAATCGTCAGGCGCACAAATGGTGTTTACTGAATGGTATGGTGCTAGTGCATCTATAACAGCCACGAATAGACGGACACCGACAGCCACTACGCCAGTTACTTTATCGGGTTTAAGTTCTTCGGGAACTACATTGATAGTAGCATCTTACTTTTGGCACGAAGATGTATATAGCCAAGGCTACGCACCAGTGCCAAGTGTTAATGGTTCTGCTATGACACGAGATGTTTATAAGTGGAATAACTATAGTTCTGAAACAGAATACATATCTTGGTATAGATATTACATAGGAACAGCCACTTCAGTAACAATGAGTAGAACCTTATCTCCTACTGGTGGTTATAACACTCAAGGTATATGTGTTTGGGAGTGTAATGGCAATTTAACCGCAGGGGCTACCGCCTCAACTTCAGGGTCATCCATTTCAATAAATGCTAATGAGGGTGAAGTAGTATTTGTTGGTGCGGCACATAACTGGTCTGCACCAGCAAACACAAATAATTTAGACCAACAATTCGGTGCAGGGCAACACAAGATGGGCGTTGATATGAAAGCATCATCGGGTTCTGTAACTTACTCAGCTGGGCAAACATTGTATGGTGGTATGGCTGGTGTCAGATATTATTAAGGAGCAAAAGTAGTGGCAAAATGGACAATACATAGTGTAGTTTTAAATTCAGAACTGACTCAAATAACTGGCGTTAATTGGCAGGTTGTTTTGACGAATGGTGATTCATCAATGGGTTCGTGCCTAATCACACCTGTAGATATAAATGCTAGTTCTGACGAGATTATAGACGCTGTGAAAACCTCAATGGGAACAGAGGAAGTATCTAGATTAGAAACTATTGCAAACACTCCAGCTGATAATCTACACAGGAGTTTTCCTCTACAAACAGAAGAAGAAAAACTTTCTCAAAAACTTCGTTACCAAAGAAACCAATTATTACTAGAAACAGATTGGTGGGGTTCTTCGGATTTAGTTATGACTGACGCTCAAAAAAGCTATCGTCAAACACTACGTCAAATACCACAAGAGGTTGGATTCCCTTTTGAAACAACTTTCCCTACTTATCCACAGGAGGCTAACTAATGGCAGTAGTAGTAAACGGCAGTGGCAG